AGTGGCCTGTACGAAGTATATGGCTGAGTTACTCGTTAAACCATAGAGATTCTCAGCCTTGGTCAGGATGGTGTTAGACTGTCCGTTGTTCTCCGATAGCAGGACCTGCAGCGAGTCCGTATCAGGGGTATCATTAGACAGTATGAATCTCTGCGACTCTATGGTGTTATCTATTGCGAATGCATCTGCCGTGTATAGACCCTCGTATATGCTTAGATTTGCGGTAAAGAATCCGCCACTGGGATATATCGTCTCAGACTCGTTGGTTACATATGTGAATGATCCGTTGCCGGTCTTACCGGTAAATCTAGTACCCGCAGGTACCTGAAACACGGATAGACCTGACTGTGGAAATCTCGCGGTGATGACTGCTCTAGATGATCTCGCAGATCTTGGAACATAGTTGAGCTCCTTCGCCTTTGAGATAACGCTGTTACGAAGCTGCGCCGAGTCAAGGAACATCTCAGATGCTACCATGTTCAGGTAGAATGCATTCATATGGGTATTATATGCTAGGATATCTAGCAGCACAGACATGTTGGAGCCGTCGAAATCATAGTCCGTGAACTGTGCCTGCGATTTCAGGTACGACTTCAGGCTAGACTTGAGAGTATCGAAGTCCAGATTGACTAAGTTAATTGAGCTGTTTGCTGCCATTAGCGGACTCTTCTCAAGATCAGATTTAATGATTCAACTACAGTACTATTTATTATTGAAAAATAGATGTTGATGGCTATGCGGTTCTCTTCCGGAAACGTCAGCACCTCTACGTTAAGCACCTGCGCTCTAGGCTCATGGAACGCGATCGCGGATCTAACAGTCATCTTGATGTTCTCAGAGAGAACGATATCGTTCGGTTCGAACAGCGCGTTGTAGATGTTAGAGCCGATGGTCGGTTGAAACAGACGCTCGCCGATGTTAGTCAGTACGATGTTTCTAATCGACTGCTTAATTGCCTTATCATTCCTGTTGCGAACGATATCCCTAGTGATAGGATGCGGTGTCAGATCAGTCAGAAAGTCGGAGAATAGATCCGGTATCTTTCTAGTCTGAGTGAAGTTATCGGCGCGTGTCGACATTCTTTGTCCTTAATCGTTGAGCCTGATCTGTGTACCCATGGCATTGATGATGCCGCTAGCAGTTATCTTTACATCGCCAGCGCTGGTAGTCAACGTGATCGACTCGGCGTCGATGATGAAATCCTTACACTTTATTCTTACACTGCCATTACTAAGCAGCTCTATGTTACCGCCGCTGGTTACAGACCAATCACTATTTAATACCTCTTGTTTGACACCGCCTACGTATGTAACAGACTCACTGCCGATGCTTCTATACTCTGCGCCGGTGATGCCTGTAGTCTCGTCGCCACCGACTGATTCATATTTATCAGCTACTATCGTAGTTGACAGCGCACCACCGACACCTACGATCATATCACCGCCGGCTGCCATGTATCTATTGCCGGCTGTCTCTTCCTTGACTGATCCGTCTACGTTGATGTTCTGAACACCTGATACCTTTACATCGTAGTGGCCGTCTACAGTAGTCGTGAAGCTGTTGGAGAAGTAGTAGTAGGCGCCGCCGGCCGAGTTCAGTACGGTCTTACCGTCCCTATCGATCTCCACATAGCTTCCCTTCGTGTGAGCTATGCGAAGACTCTCCTTGCCAGGAGTATCGTTGATGTGTATCTCATGTCCGCTACGAGTGATCGTAGACTGGTTGTATGGATACTCGGCTTCGAATGTAGAGTCTGGGTTTCTCGCGTTGTTTGGATCTGACATACTATGTTCCCGGTGTGAATAGACCCGTGCGCATTCTCTGACGCTGCGTGGCCAATAATGCTTGTGATTGCATGAAGTTGCTAGTCGGAGTCGCAGTGCTACCGGATGTATACGTGGCTTGGCCGATGTTAGTCTGATACACGGTGTTGATGCCAGCTGCCACAGTCGGTATCAGCGCTGCTACCACACCTATGGTCTGGGCCGTACCATAGCCCGAGCCGAGTACCTTCGATACGGCAAATGCTTGCGCGAAGTTGGAGCTTCTAGATACTGCCTGCGTGAGGGTATTGAAATCTAGTCTGTCACCGCGGAGCAAGGCGGTACCGATAGTGTCGGTGAAGTAATCTTGTGCTGCGAAGTTAGTGTGCTGCTGAGCGTTGGCGTAGTTGGGCTGACCATTGCGAAGAGTATACGTCGGAGGGTTAGAGCCGGTAGGATCCCTCCACTCTATATACCCAGGGAACGGATCGTTCTGTATCGTATAGTACTGCTGAACATAACCATTAGGCGGCTGTGTAACTACGAGTGATGGGTTGGGTTTCGCAGAGCTAGCAGTGGCTACCGCTGCAGCAGGAACGGGTGTTACAGACTCGACTAGATTCTTAACGCCACTGTTGACACTGTCGGTGAGAATGCCCGCGCCTGTTCTCACTGCACCCGTTGTTAGATCGATAGCGTTACTTAAGCCTCCTACTATTGCACCGGACGCGTTGTTAAGCTCACCGATAACCGACGCGATGACGAAGTTAGTCTTATCAAACAATCCCTGATTGATCAAGTTAACGCCACACACTCGTATGTTCAATGTGTTGATGATGTTCTGTATCTCTCTGATATTCGCTACAGCCGCATTCAATAGACCTAGCAGCTTGAACAAGCCGATCTTCTGTGCCAGTCTCAGCAGCGCATCCCTGATGGCGGCGGCTACCAAGTTGGCTATGCCGTTGATGGCGCTGCTTATGAACCGTAGGATAGACTCTAGAGATATCAGATTAGTATTCAAACATGGCAGCGAGGACAGTGTAGACAATGGATCTACTGCGTTTACTATGTCCAATACGTCCAACGTGCTTTTTCTGTCGTATGATCCGGTCGTCGGAAGTCTAGGGTTGATCATATTAGCTTGGGCTAGAGTCGTAAGGGCACCACCGGTCTCTCTGTTTACCGACTGGATACTCACGAGTCTTGAATCTACGGATGATATCGATACTCTGCCTGGATACAGAGATGTATACGGATTAGCAGCTACGCCTTGTGAGGATGCAGGGATACTTCCGGTCGCGGTGTTAACTGCGGGAGCACCATTCACTGTCTGTCCAAGGATAGGATCACCTGCTCTGCCGACTGATCCAAGTATCAGCGGAAGCTGTTCATCTGCGTCGATGAATATCCCTACCACGCGAGACCCCACAGTTAATCCTACCGGCGCGGTACCCATTCTGCCGTTAGCCGCAGATGTTACCGGTTGTAGTACCTGCGCCCATGGCAGCGCTGAGTCTGGAATGTTTACTCTGTCGTCATGGCGGCCGACTACTCTTACCTTGACGCGGCCCGATTGATTAGGATCATTAACGTCGGCGACCTCAGCGATGAAGGTGGTGATTGATCTTCCAAAGTTTCTCTCTGTCATGCTATACCCTCTTCAAATCTACCCTTCAGACACTCGATGATGCAGGTGTATCTAGGTCTCTCCTGTACCATTCCGATCCTGTGGTGTATCCTTGATATCAGGAACTTACCGGACATCAATGGGTCTTCCTTCATTTCAGTTGTGTTACCTGATCTGTTCGGCAGTGTACAATCTATAGTCACACCCGCAGTAAGTTTGGTGTCTCCAGGTACTCTGATCTTCAGTGTGTTCTGCAGGAGCTGTGCTATGTATGCTTGATAGTCTGCAGATGATTCCGGGATATATGTAGATGGGCGATCAGAGATATCTACTGGTATCAGAGCCTGTGGTGGGATCCTAGTATTATAGTACCTATTGCGAAACGTGCTAGATACATCAGTGCCTGTGCCGCCGTCTTTGTAGTTAGCGTCGCTCGTCTGCACATCACGCGTCTCTGTCTGCCACGTAGTCCAGTTGAATGTGGTTATCCTTCTCGGCCCGCCAAATGTGATCCTGTCTATCGATGAGATCTGCTGCGGGATCTTGAACGAGAGGATGTTCGTGTCCTGCTCGTTACTAAGTGAGTTGATGTTGATTGCGCCGGACTGCTTGAAGCTCTTGACTGGCTCAGTCGCGAATCTGCTCTCGATAGTGCAGAATCTAAGCAGCTGCTCTTCATCCTCACGTGCCTCGAAGAATACATACGACGACGACCTGTTGTCACTAGATGAAACGGATCTGGCTCGTATCATGCGGATAGCCTCGAACGGACTCTTGTGCGGTATCAATATGTTCTGATTACCACGAGTCTCCTCTACGACTACGCGCTTCTTTGTAGATAGGTAGTTCTCACAGATGTCTTGCACCATGTTTGAACACAGATCATTGTAGCTCTTCTGCACGTAGTTATTCTTAGCGAACATCGCCTCCTCTGAGACGCATCTAAGAACGTAAGTCTTGGCGCGCTGACTTGATAACTGCTGTTGATCGCTGATCTCATATAGAGCTAGTATGAAGTTGGCGGCACTCATGTTAGGACTCTTGAACTCAAACGACACTAGCTCATCGCCGAGTATCTGCAGACTACCTATGATGTCCTGCGTGTCTAGAACGGTGATGTCACATACCACGCCGGGTGTGAATACGCTCTCATAGATCGACGCCGACACAAATGATGTAGTTAGGTTCAGGCTTCCACGCTCTGAGAATACGATTACATTCTCTACTAGCGCATCGCCGATTGATAGATTATCTGGCATTTTGCCTCAGTAGTGTTTTGAGTTCCTTGGCTATCTGCCCTGAGTATTCAGCAGATAGCACCTGAATAGATTTATTGCGCTCGTTGATCTCGTTCTCATAGTCATAGCAGTAGACCGGTTCCCAGAAATCATCTTCACCGACGGGAATGTTATCGACTATGAGAGTAACGGATGTATAGGTCTTGGATGCTCTGCTTTCCCTGCCTACCAATCTAAACGTCGTCGGGGTAGAGGTCACGGCACCTGTTGTGTGCTGTATCCTAGTCGTCGTGCTTGTTCTCGCGCACACCTGCCCAGAACCTATCTTAGCTGCGCCGGAAGTCGTCCCATTATACACATCGACTATCTCATCATTAATGAAATCAGTTCCGACAGCGTTATACTGTACTATCTGATTAGTGGTCTTCTTCCAGTCCTCAGCTCTTCTGATGTACCCTAGCAGTCTAATAGATAACTCTGGATCTGCATACACCGGCTCGTAGAATTTCTTCAGCGACCCAGCCAGAGCCTCGTATGCGTCGATCGATATCCTGTTTCTGTCGGTGTACCAGTTGTTTCTAAAGTACTTCACCTTAGTTGTAGCATTGACCAACGAGCCATACTTCTTGATGATAAAGTCATTGAAGGTCGTCTCATCTACATACCAGTCATAGTAAGGATCGACCACCTTATTCGTTAGATTCAAAATCCAACCCATGTACTGGTCTTTATAGTAGCGATCTGCTATGTTGTCCGGTCTCTCACCCTGTTGGATATCGTATGGATAGTATATGAGAGGGCTGTTGTAGACAGTGTTCAGCACCACAGCGCGCTGGGTGATGTTCCGCACGACTGTGTTTGCGTAGTTGATCGTCTGAAACTTCTCGAAGTATCTCTCAGTCATTATGGAGTTCCACCCGAAGGACCTGAAGTGATAGGTGTATTGGCTCTTGCTCTGCGATTCTGTAATTCGAATATTGCAGCATTATCACTAAAGGCGTTCTCATTGTAGTCGTTGTTTGTCCAGTATTCGATCTCTTGCAGCTGTATGCTCAGAGTCATGGCTGTCGGTGCATTGGTTTTCTTGAAGAATGAAGGGTTAGACCCTGCTGCATAGTTGACATTCACACTCTTGATTACACATGGTTTGAATCTATACAGAAAGTCGCTTGATGGATGTAGACTGATTATGACCATGCTTGGGTACGTGAAGAACAGTCCAGCACCACCTGCTACACCCGGTGATGCATGAAACTGAAATGTTCTGAATATGTTTTTTGCTCTTACCGATTCATCCTCGCTTCTCGGCATCAACTTCCACGAGAAGTTGTGGGTCTTGAATTCTGGCTTCTCGAATAGCACAGTCTGATATGGATTGACTGCTAGACCTAGAAACGCTTGTGTGGCTTGACCGAGAGCTCTACCATCTGGGCTGCTGTCGGCGGCGCCTTGAAGTAGACCGATTGTTCTACCGGCTAGCGTATCGACTACTCCTCTACTGACAGAACCAAGCGTCGCTCCATTTGGGTTTGTTCCCGCGACGGCTTCTAATCCAGCACCCACCATCGGTGTGAGACTGGCAGTATTATACGACACCGACAGGTTGTCTCTGATGCCATCCGGTATAGGCAGTCTTACCGTACCCTCTGATCTTAGAAACGGAGAGTTGTTTATGCTTCTCTTCTCATATTTCATGAAGCTAAACCCCATGAAGAAGTTTCTACCCTCTCCACCGGCGTCTGGGGAAGTTAGGTCGGATGGAAACTGTAATTGATTTTGAAACTGATTAGCTAGAGTTTGTCTGAAGTTATAGAGAGATGCTGCAGTAGCAACGGCTGTCACGCCTCCGACCAGCGTAGCGGCCGCTACTGTACCTGCACCGATCGCAGCACCCCTAGACACACTTGGAGCTAACCGTGTCGGCTGACTTAGATAGTTCGCACCGCGCTGAAGTATTGGAAGATTCGCCATTAACGCCTCTAAATATAGGGTCTGCTTCTATTTATAATGAGTTTCGAGATATGGCAAGGTATACACAAGGCTACTTCAAACCACGCAATCCACAGAAATACAAGGGTGATCCTACCAACATCGTATATAGATCGAGTTGGGAGCTGAGACTTATGTCGCACTTTGACGAGCATCCTGATGTGATATGGTGGAAGTCTGAGGAGAACATCATACCATATAGATCGCCGGTCGATGGCAGGATACACAGATACTTCCCTGACTTTCTAATAAATACAAGAAACAAGCAAGGTAGGCCAGAGACACTGATGATCGAGGTCAAGCCTGCAGCGCAGACCGTCGAGCCAAAGAAGCAGAAGACGGTGACTAAGAGATACATCAACGAGGTATTTACCTGGGGTGTGAATCAAGCTAAGTGGCAGGCGGCAGAAGAGCACTGCAAGGACAAGGGTTGGAAGTTCGTCATCATGACAGAGAAAGAAATCTACGGTAGATGACAGCATACGTATTTCAGCAGATAGCACAGAGAGGCAGAGCAGAGGGTATAGACGCCTCCGTTCGCCAGAGAGACGCACGCACTTGGTTCAGACAAGCCGCGCAGGATGTGACGACTGTGAATCGAAATCGCATGATGAATGACAAGGAGAATGTCACCTCGTCACTGGATGAGAAGAACATCGGTCAGATGTTCATGTTCTTCTACGATCCTAAGCACAAGGACACTCTACCGTACTATGATACGTTTCCATTGATATTCCTGATCGGGTTCAAGGATAAAGGATTCATGGGAATAAACCTGCACTACCTCCCGCCGTTTCTCAGGGCTAAACTCATGGACTCACTATATGAGACATTGAACAATAATAGGTACGACGAGAGCACCAAGCTTCGAGTATCGTATCAGATACTAGCATCAGCCTCAAAGTTTAGATACTTTAAGCCATGTGTTAAGCATTATCTCGCCGAACATGTTCAGAGCAACTACCTAAATATTGAACCAACTAATTGGGATTCAGCATTGATGCTACCGATAGAGCAGTTCAAGAAGGCTTCGGCTGAGAGAGTCTGGCGCGAATCAAGGGCTACGGTCTAATGTCCGGAACAGGATTCAATGTAGCTAGATTCTCGTCTAATCTAAGGCAGTACGGCACTCTACAGACTAACAAGTTCATCGTTAGGATACCTACACCTGAGCTGTTCGATCCTTCACAGCTTGATCCTATAATCGAGTATAGAGCCAATAACGTCAGAGTGCCAGGTGTAGCCCTAGATCTGCAGCGCGTGTTCAGATACGGCGTAGGACCGGAGCAGAAGTTTCCAACGAGCGTTAACTTCACCGATATAAACATCAACTTCGTCGACACTCAGAACAAAGACATATGGAAGAGATTCTCATTTTGGTTCAATGGGATCTTCGATTACACCGGTCTACGTGGTGGCAGCCAAGCTAGCTACAAGACTGAATACAAAGCATACTACACTACTGACATAGAAATACATGTCTTTGATAACGATGGTAATAGAATCAGTGTCATAGTCTTGAAGGAAGCATTTCCTACTAC